GGCCAGCGCTGGAAGTCGCAGTTGGCGCGGTTTTCTAAATCCTAAGATTTGCCAGGCGTGTAAACCGCTGATATCAAGGGCTGTAGAGGTCGAAAAACTATAAATTTGTCGGTAAAATTAAGAAAAAAATTCTAAAAAATGCATTAAAATCCTTGTAAGACAGTAATAGCAAGGCTTGACAGAAATGCGCAAACTTGTAATAATCTAGCCTGTAGAGCATACCTACAAGTCAGTATTGATCAGTAATGCGCATTACGCATAAATGCTAGGATACAGGTACATGCTACAAGTCAGTATTGACCAGTATTGCGCAATTCAGTATTGATCATGCATAGAGTGCATTTACTATATAATTGAATATTTGGTAATTTATGGTATAGCATCTAATAACTTAATATTGAGCGCCATAAATTAAGGATTTTTTAGAAAAAATAAGAAATTATAAATATGTTATAATTGAAATAGGGAGGTGGTGAATTTGTCAGCCAAAAAACCGACAAATTTAAAACTTTTAGAAGGTAATCCAGGAAAAAGGCCCATAAAAAAACAAGAAAAAATTGACACTAATAAATTAAAATGCCCGGTATGGTTAAGTGATGGAGCAAAAAAAGAGTGGAGATTTATGTTACCAATATTAAAAAAATTAAATCTAATATCTAATCTTGATAAGACAGTGTTTGCAATGTATTGTCAAAACTATGACAGATGGAGGCAAGCCGAAGAGGAATTAAATGACGAAAAACTTAAAGTATTAGGTAGATCCGGATTTATAGTAAATCCATTAATTAAAATATCGGCAATGTATCAAACTAGAATGAAAATTTCCATTGAAAAACTGGGATTAAGTCCCCATGATAGAGCAAATTTAGATATTGCAATGGGCAACAATGAAGATGATGGAATTTCAAAATATCTAAAATAAAGAGTGGTTTTCTATGAACAATTTAATAATAGATCAGTCAAAAGTCGATCGGATAGTTGGATTTATCCAGGAATTAAAACATACAAAAGGATCATTTCATGGCAAGCCGTTTATATTGTTTGATTGGCAATACGAAATTATAAAAAATGTCTATGGAACAATAAAACCAAATGGATATAGACAATATAGAAACTGTTATTTAGAAATGCCTAAAAAATGCGGAAAATCGGAATTATTAGCCGCTTTAGGTTTATATCAACTATGTGCGGACGGAGAATGGAATGCCGAAGTATATGGTTGTGCCGCCGATAAACAACAAGCAAGTATTATTTTTGATGTTGCTGTTGAAATGGTGGATCAAAATGCAATCTTAAAAAAAGTTATAAAACCTATTATTTCTATAAAAAGACTAGTATATATTCCAAGGGCTAGTTTTTATCAAGTTTGTAGCGCTGAGGCTTATTCCAAACATGGTCTAAATATTTCTTGTTGTCTATTTGATGAAATACACGCTCAACCAAACCGGGAATTATATGATGTAATGACTTTTGGATCAGGAGATGCCAGAACACAACCATTATTTTTCTTTATAACAACGGCCGGAAATGATCCGGATAGGATGTCTATTGGCTGGGAAGTTCACAAGAACGCCGAAGATGTTCTATTAGGAAAATCTAATGATAAAACGACTTATGCGGCTATTTGGGGTTTAGATCCTGAAAATAATAGAATCTGGACCGGACGAAATTATATACAAAAAGATAAGATTGATTGGAAAGATAGAAAATTATGGAATTTAGTAAATCCGTCGATAGGTAAAACTATTGAAATAGAAAGGATTTACGAAACATTTGATAAGATAAATGGGAAAATAGCGGAAGAGAAACTATTTAAACAATTAAGATTGAATATTTGGTTGACAGAAAAATATTCAAATTGGATTACTATTGACAAATGGCTATCTAATAGTCATAATTTAAACATAGAGGAACTAAAATACAAAAAATGTTTCGGAGGACTTGATTTATCAAGTAAACTTGATATTTCGGCATTTGTACTAATATTCCCTCCGGATAATGAGAATGATAAATATACAGTCTTACCATATTTTTGGTTACCACAAGATAACATTTCTACAGTCTCAAAAAAAGATAAAATTAAATATGAAGAATGGATCGAAAAAGGATTATTAAGAACGACACCAGGAGATAAAATCGATTATCACACGATTGTTAATGATATTTTAGAACTCAGGAAAATTTATGATTTTGATGAAATTGGATTTGATCCTTGGAATGCCGATGCAGTGGCTACGGATTTACAATATGAGGGGCTAATTATGGTAGAAGTTAGACCAACATATCAATTTATGAGTCCGGTAATGTATGACGTTGAGGCATTAATACATTCAAAATCATTAAATCATATGGATAATGAAATTTTAACCTGGATGTTTAACAACTTAAGAATTATTATGGATGCCAATGGAAATATAAAACCGGCGAAGTCTATAAAAAAAGGATCTAGAAAAGAAACTATTATTAAAAAGGCAAAAATTGACGGAATTGTTGCCATGTTAACTGCATTTTGTAGAGTTTTTGCAGATAACGGAAATTCCGAAATACATATATAAATATATAGAAAAAATCGGCCAGGCCGCCTAACCAAACCGATTATTTCATAGGGAAGATAGCACTAAGTTTTCTTAGTGTACCTTACTTTTATTATATATAATTTTTTTTGATTTGTATAGCAACAAATCGTTGCTATTTTAAAAAATTTATAGAAAGGAGCGCAAAATCATTAATATTCCTGTGTTTTCAAAAGTTATTGACAAAATGATATTAAAAAGAATGGGTAGTTATGCAAAAGAATTTTTATCGGGAAATGATATAGCCGATTATGGTCGGACAAGTGCCGGTGTAAATATTAATGATCAAACAGCCTTTCATATTAGTGCATTTTGGGATTGTGTGAAAATATTATCTGAAGACGTAGCAACACTACCTTTATTTTTATACAAAAGAGAAAAAAAGGGGAAAATTAAGGCTCAGGACCATAATTTATATAACATTATAAATTCTCAACCGAATAGCGAAATGCTTTCTATAAATTTATTGGAAATGCTTATGACAAATATTTTGTTATGGGGAAATGCTTATATTCAAAAAATATATAACCGGGCCGGGCAAGTAATCGAGTTATGGCCCCTATATTCTAAATATATGGAAGCTAAAAGAGATAAAAATAAAAAACTATTTTATAGATATAACGAGCCAAAAAAGCAGAGAGACTTTTCCACAGATGAAATTATAAATATTACCGGTTTAACTATGGATGGTATTACCGGTTTATCAATTTTAGAATATGCTAGGGAATCTTTAGGGCTGACAATGGCAACCGAAAAATTTGGATCTAGTTTTTTTGGGAATGGAACAAAACCGGGTGGCGTTCTCGAATTGCCAGAAGGCGGCCACTGCAAAAATAAAGATGAAGTACGGACCGAATGGAATTTATTATACAGAGGTCCAGATAACGCAAATAAAATTGCTATTTTAGATAATGGCATGAAATATAAACCGGTTGGAATCCCTCCGGAAGATGCTCAATTTTTGCAAACTAGACAATATCAAATACCGGAAATTTGCCGGTGGTTCCGTATTCCTCCACATAAAGTAGCGGATCTTAGCAATGCAACTTTTTCAAATATTGAGCATCAAGGTATTGAGTATGTGTCTAACACTTTAAGGCCCTGGCTTGTGAGATTTGAAAAGTCCTTAGCCAGGGGATTATTAAACGACCAGGAGAAAAAAAAATATTTTATACAATTCAATGTTGATGCACTTTTAAGAGGTGATTTTACAACAAGAATGCAAGGATATGCAACCGCTCGTCAAAATGGATGGATGAACGCAAATGACATAAGAGAATTGGAAGATATGAACCCTATGCCAGAAGATGCCGGTGGCGACATATTTCTAGTAAATGGAAATATGGTCCCTATTACCGAAGCTTCAAATAAAAATAATAATCAAGGTGGTGATAATTTTGCCAACGGAGATCCAAACCAAGGAGATTAGAATTTTTTCTAATATTTTTGAAATTAGGGAAGATAAAGAGGGAAAACGAGAAATTGAAGGCTATGCCCTAGAATGGGAGACTTTATCCGAAGAATTGGGTTGGTGGTTTACATATAGAGAAAAATTTAGAAAAGGCGCTTTTAGAGATTATTTAAAGGATAAATCCACCGATACAAAATTGTTATTAAATCACGATACAACTAAAGTTTTGGCCCGGAGCAAATATGCAACAATTGAATTTAAAGAGGATAATACCGGGTTATGGTTCAAAGCTGATTTGCCAGATAATACAATAGGCAATGATACTGTTGAAAGTGTTAAAAGGCGCGATATAGACGGCGTAAGTGTTGGATTTATTATGCGGAAGCAAGAATGGGACGAAACCGACGAAGAAAATGTAGTTAGAACCGTTATTACTGCTGATTTGCCGGAAATCTCATTAACTGCATGGCCAGCCTATAGTTCGTCAAGCGTAGATACTAGAGAAAACGATCCATATAAATTATATAAAGAAAGAAATGAATATAAAAAAAGGTTAATGTTTTTAAGGGAGGTATCACTCAATGAATCTTAATGAAATGAGACAAGAACTTGCAAAAATTGCAAAAGAATTAAGAGATACAAACAAAGAAAATATGTCAAAAGAAGAATTGGAAAATTGGAATAAAAGAAAAAAAGATTATGATGAAATGAAAGAAAAAATTAAGGCCGCTGAAAAAGCCGAAGAAGAAAGATTAGAAAGAGAAAAATTTTTAGATGGTGAAAATAATTACCTGGAATCAAGACAAAGCGATCCAGTAAAACCGCCAATATTTGCAGAGGTAAAAAGCGAATATAAACGTCAATTTAGAACACTAGGCGAACAATTAAAATGTATTAGGACCGCAAGCATTCCCGGTAATGCTCCGGATCAAAGATTAAGTATTGTTGAAAAAGAAGTAAGAGAAAGAGAAATGAGAGCAAGTGGCATGAATGAAGGCATAGGATCGGAAGGGGCTTTTGCTCTAGAACCGGATTTTGCCGGAAGAATTTTTGAAACTGCTGTTGAGACTGGCCAAATTTTATCCAGAGTAAATATGTTGCCTGTAAATGGTTCGGGCGTTAAATGGATGGACGTTGACGAATCCAGCGTTGCTACTACTGTATATGGTGGAGTAATAGCCTATTGGGCCGCTGAGGCTGGAACCGTTACAGCAAGCAAACCAAAACTTGCAAAAAAATCAATGGATCTTGAGAAATTGATGGCCATTGCTTACGCAACAGATGAATTAGAAGAGGATACCGCATTTATTTCCAGTTGGTACAATGAATCTTTTGCAACCGCCGTTGATAGACAAGCCGAAATTGCTATTATAAATGGTTCCGGCGCTGGTGTACCTTTAGGAATTTTGAAAGCTCCATGTCTTGTGACTGTCAATAAAGAATCAGGACAAACAACCGATACAATTATTTATGATAATGTATTGAAAATGTGGGCCAGAATGCCAGGAATGAAAAGGAGAAATGCTGTTTGGTTAGTAAATCCAGATGCAGAAACACAACTGGCTAAAATGGCTATGACAATTGGAACCGGTGGCGTGCCTGTTTATTTGCCTGCTGGTGGTTTAAGTGTAGATGGGTATTCTAATTTATTTGGGAGACCTGTAATCCCAACTGATTGTTGCCAGGCACTAGGAGATAAAGGGGATATTATTCTTTGTGACCTTAACGATTATATGATGATCAGAAAGGCCGGAAATGACGGCGGTATGAAGTTTGATGTTTCTATGCATGTACAGTTTTTATATGCAGAAAACACCTACAGAATTATATTTAGATGCAATGGTATGCCTAAAAAATCTACTACTACAACTATCAAAAATTCTAGCAATGTAAGAGGATCTTTTATTACTTTGCAAGCTAGATAATTATAGAAATTTTATAGGGAGGAATCAAAATGAACAGCACTAAAATGTGTTTACCTGAAGAATTAAAACATGTTATCGGATTAGCGCCACAAGTTGATAGCGCGACCGATTCAGATATAATTTGCTTGAAAAATGCAAAGAGGGCCTGGGTACAAGTAATTGTTGCTCAGGCAAATGCGGCAATTCCAGATTTTACAATCTATCAATGTACAGATGTTAGCAACTCATTATCTGACAACAAGGCTTTATCTGGCAATTGCGAAATTTGGTATAATGCCGACGTTTCGGCCGCTGATACTTTAACAAGGGGTACTGCTGCTAAGACTTATAGTTTTTCCGCGGACCTAGCAACAAAAGTTTGCTGGTTTCAATTAGACCTAGCAACTTGTTTGGACCTAGCAAATGATTTTGATTGCATATATGTAACCAGCGGAGGATCTAACGCGGCAAATATTATTTCGGTTAATTTTTATCTAGATCCAAAATATGCAGAAGATGTATTGCCAGCGGCAATAGCAGATTAGGAGGGGTTTAATTTGGCAAATAGAAGCGCAATTTTTTCTAGCAACGTTCCGGGCGGTCCTCAAAATATAGTAGATTTTGCTAAGCATCCATATGATGTATATTTTATTGATTCTAGCAATAGCAACGCAAATGATGCTGCCGGTTCGGGAAATAGTCCTGATATTCCCCTAGCAAGCATTGATTATCTTTTTTCCCTAGCAACTGCCGGGAAAAAAGTTGTTGGATATGTTTTGCCAGGTCATACGGAAACTTATAGCACAACCGGAACAAAAATGACGGCCGATAAAGCCGGGGTACATATTATCGGACTTGGAAAAGGATCTAACAGGCCAACTATAACTTTTGGCCATGCTGATGCAACTTGGGTTATATCAGCGGCTAATATAACAATTGAGAATATTCTTTTTGTAACAAGTATTGATAGTGTTGTAACATATGGAACAATTTCAGGCGCAGATTTCAAAATGATTGATTGCGAATGGAGAGACACAACAGATATTGAAGTTATAACAGATTGGACTGTTACCGGAGATAGACCACAATTTATAAATTGTAATAAATCCGGATATACTGGCGGCGATGCCAATGTTAGATGTCTTTCATTCGCTGGTGTTGATGGGGCTTTAATAAAAGATTGTAATTTTGCAACTAAAGTTACAACTGCAGTTATTGGTTTTGTTACGACTGCATGTACTAATATGATCATTGATAATTGTAAATTTGGAGTAAACGGTACAACAGATTATTCCAAAAATGTTGTTGATACAATTGGCGGATCTAGCTGGATCGTTACAAAAGGCTATGATATTGGGGCCGGTGCAAAATTCTCCGGCGGTTCTGGTAATGATATATCCAATAGTTATAGTCCATTAGGGATAAAAGTAACAAGAGCAAAAGCCGATGTTTTAGACAGTGTTCAAAATTCCATTTTTGATGTTACTGGTGATGTTTTAGTTACTCATATTGAGGGGTTAATTGAAGATGGGGCCGTTGATACTGAAACAGTTAATACAAAACTAATTTGGAGTAGTACATCATATGGAGATACAGATATTTGCGGAAATTTAGATTTAACAGCCGCGGCCGTTGGAACTAAATTAGGAATAACCGGAACATTTACCGATGCGCTACAAGCCGATGCAAATGGAGCTTTAAAACTTCAAGATCCTATCACTTTAAAAGGTGGCGGCACTATAGATATTTTATCTGGGGCAGATGGTGGCGGCGATAATAGCGCAACCGTAAGTTTTATTATTTATTATAAAAAAATGTCTAGTGATGGCGCTATTTCTGCGAGTGCTTAGGAGTTGATTAAATGGCTGTTTATCGAATTACGAATATTGAGACTTTTATTGGGGCTTCAACAGATGACAAACCAACTGGAGTCCCGCCGGGATCAATATTTTATGAATATGATACTTATAAAAGATTTGTTAATTATGATGGAACAAATTGGATTATTCAAGAACTTTATACAACTAGTTAAGGGGTGGCAAATATGGATTTACAAATTAAATTAATTACAGATGTTAGCTCTGAATTAGTTAGTGTATCCGAACTAAAGACACAATTAAGAATTGATGCTTCGGATGAAGATGCATATTTGCCAGGTTTAATTACAGCGGCGCGCGAATATTGCGAAAATTTCACAGGACGAACAATAGGCACTAAAACTTTAGAAGGAATATTAGATGATTTTCCTTGTGAAGGAATTTATTTGCTTGATTCTCCGGTCCAATCAATAACTAGTATTAAATATATTGACAGTGATGGGACGGAAAATACCTGGAATAGTATTTATTATGTTTCAAATTTAGATATTATTCCGGAACGTATTTATCCGGCTTATGGACAAAGTTGGCCAGCATATACACCTTATCCAACCGGATCAGTAAGAATAAGATATCAGGCCGGCCATACTTCGAGTAATTTGCCGGAAGCTATAAAGCAATCTATTTTA